AATGTCCCCCGGCATGAGGAGGGGACATTTTGAAAGTCGTTCGTACACGAACAATCACGCGCGCGGCCTGTGGGCCGACACAGGGGTGAAAGCATGAGCAAGCAGCATCGAAAGCCTACGCCCATTGAGCCCGGCATGCGCCAGGCGATTGCGCGCGGAGCGATGCCCATCACGCTGGTGATGCGCGGCGAGCATGGGGGGCTGCAGCGTCACGCGGCTTACCGGCTGCCGGCGACGCATGGCGACCAGCACCTGATCGACCAGATGGCCGGCCATGGCGTGTTGACGCCGCAGCAGCACCAAAACGCCTCGGCACTGCTCTACGTTTTCCGCGCGGCGGGCCTCGATCCTGCAACATCCGCGCGCTACTCCGATCGCGTGCATGGCCAGGACGCTGGGGCCGTGTGTTTCATGACGATCTACCGCGACGAGATGGCGCGCATGTCGGCCAAGCAGTCGCACCTCATCAGCAAGGTGCTGCGAGGCGAGGGCGTGGTTCTGCACGATCTGGAGCAGCTCTGCGCCGGGCTGGACAAGCTGGACGCTCTAGCCGCGCGCTATGACGTGCTGCCGTGGGCGGGTGAAGATTAGCGCTTGAATTTGCACGGTAATTCAGGTATAAATTCGAGGCCGGACGCTGCTTCCAACAGCGTTTCGGCCCCTGGCCACAAACTGCCCAAGGAGCAGAATATGGTTGATTTTGACGATAAGCTTGAGCACCTCTCCGAGCAAGAAATTGCGTTCATCGAAGCAGGTGGATCAGTTCGAAATGTGCGTGTGATGGTTTACGAGCGCGCGCAAGCAGCCGCACTTACACCGCGCACGCCGGCCCGGCGCCGTCGTACAATGGGCGGCTTACCCGCTGGAGCGCAGGAGGCTTGGGTCTATGTTGCGACCAATGCCGCAGATCAGGTGAAGATTGGCATGACTTCCAACCTTGCGCGCCGCATGGCCGAGCTTTCGGCAGATCTGCGGTTGGCACTACCGCTGGTGCCCGCATCCGCGAAGCACGTTGAGGCGGACGCGTTTCACATGCTCGGCCACGACCTTGTTGACGGTGAGTGGCTGGCAGTGGACGTTGGGCGCGCGATGGGCGCCGTCTGGCAGGCTTACACACGCGCAGCGATGCGCATGCCAGTGATTGCAGGGCTTTCGGAAAAAGATGCGCGCCAAATGAGAATAGCTCTTGCGGCGCTGTGAAGGCGTGTGCTAGCCCTGCGGACAAGTTAGGAAAACTGCGCCTAAAATTTGGGTGCCATTTTAAGCCCGGAGCCTGGAAAGGCTGCCGGGCTTTTTCTATTCCGGCCCTTCTCCACACGCTGCCGCCCGGCGCGGCGTATCCCTCGATCCAGCGTGCAAGCGTCAAGCGGCGGGCCGGTGCATGAGGGCCGCATGGACCGAAGCCGGGCAGTTTTCAACAAATCAGGAGGCGAACATGGCCAAGAAACCCATGCCCAAGGGCGGCAAAAAGGGCGGCAAGGGCTGCTGATATGGCCGCAACATCTGGCACGCGCCGAGGTAACGGCGCCGGCTGGGGTGGCGCTGCGAAGGGCGCCGGCAAGCAAGGCGCAGGGCACGGCCAGGGCCGCCCTGACGGCGTGAAAGACGGCCAAGGCAAGCAGGCCCAGGCGCGCGCAGCCCTGGAAGATGCGCTGCCGCTGGCGGTGCAGACGGTCATCGGCATAGCCGGCGACATCACAGACCAACGCGCGCTGCAGGCCGCGAGCAACATCATAGACCGGGTGCTGGGCAAGGTGGGCGACAAGCTGACCGTGGCCGGTGACGCGGACGCGCCGTTGGTCATCCGGCGCATCATTATCGACCCGAAGGGGCCAGATGGACATTCAGACGCCGCGAGCGTTTCAGCCGTTTCTGCGGCCGAGTAGGTACAAAGGCGTTTGGGGTGGGCGCGGCTCTGGCAAGAGCCATTTCTTCGCGGAGGCGGTGGTAGAGCGCTGCATCATGCAGCCTGGCAGCCGGATCGTTTGCGTGCGTGAGGTGCAAAAAAGCCTCAAGGACAGCGTAAAGCGGCTGATTGAGGATAAGATTTCCGCTCTGGGCGTCGGCGGCAGGTTTGACGTTAAAGCGACGGAGATCGGCACGCCGGGGGGCGGTGTGATCGTGTTTCAGGGCCTGCAGGACCACACGGCCGAGAGCGTGAAGTCGCTGGAGGGCTTTCATGTGGCTTGGGCGGAAGAGGCGCAGAGCCTTTCGGCCAGGTCGATGGAACTGCTGCGGCCGACGATCCGCGCGCCAGGCTCGGAGCTGTGGTTTTCGTGGAATCCGCGCAGTGCGGCCGATCCGGTGGACGAGCTGCTGCGCGGCATTACGCCGCCGCCCAATGCAATCGTGCGCCAGGTCAACTACAGCGACAATCCATTCTTCCCGGTTGAGCTTGAGGCCGAGCGCGAATATGACGAGCGGACCAAGCCGGCGCGCTATGGGCATATCTGGCTGGGCGCTTACGAGCCCGTGGCGATCGGCGCCATCTGGGACCGCCTGATGCTGCACCGCAATCGGCGCCAGGACATGCCGGAAATGTCGCGCATCCTGGTGAGCGTGGACCCCGCGGTGTCGAACGAGGCCGGCAGCGACGAGCATGGCGTCGTGGTGGTCGGCATTGGCGCGGATGGGCGCGGCTACCTGCTGGCGGATTACAGCCTGCGCGGATCGCCCATGCAGTGGGCGGGGCGGGCCGTGGCGGCGCTGGATGAGTTCGGCGCGGATGCCATCGTGATCGAGCGCAACCAGGGCGGCGATATGTGCGCCCAGACGCTGCGCACGGTGCGGCCGCATCTGCGGATCATCGAGGTCGTGGCCACGCGCGGCAAGCATGTGCGGGCTGAGCCTATCGCGGCGCTCTACAGCCTGGACCGGATCAGCCATGTGGGCACGTTCCAGCGGCTTGAGGATCAGATGTGCCAGATGACCGCCGGCGGATACGAGGGCGATGGCTCGCCTGACCGGGTGGACGCCATGGTCTGGGGCTTTACGGAACTATTTCCGGCAATCAACCGGGCGAAGGCCAAGCCGCGCGAGCGAGAGCGCGCGCCAGTGAGTTGGATGGGATGATGCCTGAGCCCCTGCGCATTGTGCATGTCGGCATCCGCTACGGCGTGACTGCTGACGGCCAGCAGGTGGCGTGGCTGCCCCCGTCCATGTGGGCTGCTGCGGCGGCCCTGGTGCGGCAGATGGACGAGATGAACGCGACGGCCGAGCGCATGTTGGCGCTCTACGACGCGGCGGAAAATGCGGCTTTTGCGGAGTTGGCAAAGCCCTAACGAGGGACCGGCACGCTGTGAAGCGCCCCGGCATCGCATGCCTGACAAGATCATCGAGGACGCGCTGGAGCAGTATCGCTTCAGTGCGGAGGGCAGTTCACACATCCGAGAGCTGGCGCTTGAGGATATCAAATTCGCCCGGCTGGGTGAGCAGTGGAAAGACAAGGACCGCCGCGCCCGTGAGGAAGAGGGCCGGCCGTGCCTGACGGTCAACCGGCTGCCGACATTCATCCGCCGCGTGGTGAACGATGCACGCCAGAACAAGCCTTCGATCAGCGTGCATCCGGTAGACGGCGGCGCGGACTATGACACGGCGCAGGTGATCGGCGGGCTGATCCGGGCCATTGAGCGCGGCAGCAACGCCGCCCTCGCCTATGATACGGCGATCGACAACGCGGCGAGCTGCGGCTTTGGTTTTTTCCGCATCACGACCGATTACTGCAATCACGACACTTTCGACCAAGAGGCGCGGATTGAGCGGGTTGCCAATCCGTTCTCTGTGCATTGGGACGTGTCCAGCACGCAGTTTGACGCAAGCGATTGGGGTTTCGCGTTCGTCTCCGACCTTCTGACCGACGACGAGTTTAAGCGCCGCTATCCCAAGGCCGACCATGCTTCCGACTGGCGCGAGGGCCAGGGCGAGGGGATGGAGGACTGGGTTGACGACGAGCGTGTGCGCGTGGCCGAGTATTGGACGCGCGAGGAGCGCAAGCGCAAAATCCTGCGCCTGACTGACGGCCGTGTGATGCGTGCGGACCAGATGGACGAGCTGGTGCAGATCGGCCCCGGCCTGGTGCTGCCGATGAAGGAAACGTTGGCGTTTCAGGGGCTGGCGGTCAACGGCGAGCGCGAGGCGGCCTATCATGAGGTGACGCGCCGCGTCATCAACGCGGTTGAGGTGCTGAGCGAAGAGAAATGGCCTGGCACCATGATCCCGATCTGCCCGGTGTGGGGCGAAGAGGTGATTTATCGCGGCAAGCGGCATTTCCGCAGCCTCATCCGCGATGCGCGCGACAGTCAGGTGATGTTCAACGCCTGGCGCAGTGCTTCGACCGAGCTGGTGATGCTGGCGCCGCGCGCGCCGTGGCTGGTGGCGACCGGCAGCATCCCGCCGGACGAAGTGCTGAAGTGGGAGACGGCGAACACCCGCAACCACGCGTATCTTGAGTACGACCCCGCCATGGGGCCGATGCCGCAGCGTATCCCGTTCTCTGGCGTGCCGGCTGGTGCGCTGCAGGAGGCGCTGAACGCCCAGGACGACATGAAGGCGGTGACTGGCATCTATGACGCGGCGCTGGGCGCGCGCGGCAATGAGACGAGCGGCCGGGCCATCATGGCGCGGCAGCGCGAGAGCGATACCGGGACTTTCCACTTCATCGACAACATGAGCCGCGCCATTCAATACGCCGGCCGGGTGCTGATTGAGATTATCCCGAGCATCTACAGCGAGCGCCAGACCATCCAAATCCTGGGCGACGACGAGAAGCAGCGGGTGGAGCGGGTGACGGCTGCTGTGGGCTCGCCGCCGAGCGCCGAGGACCCGGACGGCAAGATCTACAACCTGGCCGCCGGCAAGTACGATGTGACGGTGAAGGTTGGGCCGAACTACCAGACGCAGCGCGAAGAGAGCGTGGCGGCGATGACGGAGCTGATGCGGGCCTATCCGCCGGCTGCCGAGGCGCTGGGTGATCTGGTGGTGCAGAATATGGACTGGCCGGGCGCCGATAAGGCGTCCGAGCGCATCCAGGTGCTGCAGTTTGCCAAGGGTATGGAGATGGGCCTGCCCTATCAGGTGCTGGCCGAGATGATGCCGCAAGCCGCGCGGAACTTCCCGCCGCCGCAGCCGCAAATGCCGCAAGCGCCGCAAGCGCCGCCTCAGATGGGCGGCAATCCGATGCCAGGGGCGCCGCAGGGCGTCCCTTTTGATTCTAGGGGTGTGTGATGTCTGGCAGTATCTCGGGAAATCCTCGCTTTATCGCGGATCGCAGCGGCACAATCGCCGCAGGCGGGACGGCGCAGGTTTTGATGGCGGCGAATAGCCAGCGCATGGGTTACTGGATCCAAAATGTTGGGTCTGGGGATCTGTGGATTTCAGCCGCCGGCACGGCTTCGGCGGGCCAGCCGTCTTTGAGGCTATCCAGCGGCAGCTTGTATGAGTCGGTTTCCGATGCGGTGCCGACCAGCGCAATTAGCATTTTTGGCGCTACCACGGGCCAAGCGTTCAGCGCGCGGGAGTTCTGACCGATGCCGCTTTATCCTGGGCTTCCGGCCGCCAAGGTTTCTACGTTTACTGGCTCTGGCACCTTCACCAAAAACCCAAACAGCACATTTGTGCAGGTGTTGGTTATAGGCGGTGGCGGGGGCGGTGGCTTTGGTGGCGCCTATGCTGCGGTTGGTGGCGGCTCTGGCGGCGGCGGCGGCGGCGGGGGCGGATATTCGTCTTTCACGTTCCGCGCATCTGACATAGGCGAAACGGAAACAATCACGGTTGCTGCTCCTGGCGTTGCGGGCGGTGTGTCGGGAACTGTCCCAGCCGGCGGAAGTATAGCTGGGCAAGGCCAACGTGGCGGTATTAGTAGCTTCGGTACTAAGGCTTATGGTGGGGGCGGCGGTGGCGGAGCGCCTGGAATTGCAACAACTAATAGCGGCGGCGGTGGTGGTGCTTCCAATTTTAACTCCCAAGCGGGTTTTGGCACCAATGCGTCAGGCGGTACGCCTATGGTTTTTGGAGCGTCGGGCGGCTTTGGCGCTGTAGGAAGCTCAGCTGTCTTAAACTATGTTGGGGCAGGCGGCGGGGGAACAAGCGCAGCCGGAGTAAGTTTTGGGGGTGGTAACGCGATATTGGGCGCTGCTGGAGGCGGCTCTGGGGGCGGATTTAATGTTGCAGGCGCAGCACAAGTAGGCGGCGGTGGGGGCGCTACCATCACAGGGGTTAGTTCTGTTTTTCCAGCAGGGGGCGCTGTTGGGGTTGCGGGGACAAATGGTTCTAGCAACCCGACTCTTGTATTTGGCAACTATATACCAACAGCAGGCGGTGCAGGTGGTGGCGCAGGCTCCACGGGCAACGGTGGGGCTGGCGGTGCTGGCGGGAACTATGGCTCTGGCGGCGGGGGTGGCGGCGCTGGTAACAGCACAAGCGGTTTTGCTGGTGGTGTTGGCGGCGCTGGTGGCGCAGGCGTCGTCATTGTGGTGGAGTGGTAAACATGAACAGATACAACGTAATCACGACCGTGGACATTGAGCAGATGGAGGCAGACGAGAACGGCAATCCTGTTGTCGTCATTGTTCCTGCTGGCTCCGTAATCAACACAGTTATTTGGGATGGCGTCTCTGAATGGACGCCTCCTGAGAACACGACGGCCGTTCTGGCCGAATGAGGCGAGAGCCTCGCGAGCAGATTGCGGCCCCATAAAGGCCGCCACGAAACGTCCGCACACGCGGGCGCGCAGCGCTGTGAAGCGCCGCTTTCTCAGCGCCGGGGGCAACCCCGGCCCGATAGACCGGAATACACATGTCAGAGACCATCGAGACCGCTGGGCAACCAGGAACGGTTGACGAGGACCTGCGCGACGTAGCGGCACCCGCTGACGGCATGCAGGATGATGGCGCGGAAGGCGCCGACGAGCAGGACGAGGCCAAGCCGGAAGAGATCGAAGAGATCGAACTTTCGTTTGGCGCGAAAACGCTCAAAGTGGCGAAGAGCGCCATTCCTGACGATGTTCGCGCGGAGTTGGAAGACTTCACGCGGAATATTCAGGGTGACTACACCCGCAAGACGCAGGAAGTCGCCGAGCAGCGCAAAGAGGTGGAAGCGCAGCGCGAGCTGTATTCCAAACTTCAAACGCTGGGCGGCGAGGCTAGGACGGCGTTTTACGCGGGCGAGGCTCTACTGAAAGAGCTTCAGCAGCTTGAGCAGATCGACTTGCGCCAGTTGCGGCAGTCCAACCCGGACCAAGCCCGCTGGATCAGTGACGAGATTGCCATCAAGCGCGGTGAGTTTAACCGCCAGGTCAATGCAGTTTCGCATTACGAACAAGCCATGACCGCAGAAGAGCAGCGCGCAGTCGCCACGCTCGCGGAAGCTGGCCGGGCGCGTATTGCCAAGACTGTGCGTGGATTTGACCAGGCCGCAGAGCGTCAAATGATCGAATACGCGGTGAAGGCCGGCATAAGCGAGCAGGACGCGCAGAAGTGGCCGCTCAATCCGATCACTGCCGAGTTTGCCTGGAAGGCGATGCAATACGACAAGTTGCACGCATCCACCAAGGCCGCAACTGCGGCAAAGCCTAACGCTGCTCCCTCGGCTCCGGTTCGTGCCGTCAGCGGGAAGTCAACCGGCGCTTCGGTCAAGTCTCCCGAGCAGATGAGCGACGACGAGTATTATCGTTGGGAAATGTCCAAAACCGTCAAGGCGATGCGCCGCTAAGAGCGGGCCGTCTGACATAGATAGGGAACGGAGCGCTGTGAAGCGCCCCGCGTAAACGCATGTCGAATACACTTCTTACCGTTGACAAGATCACGCGCAAGGCGCTCGTGGTCCTGCACCAGAACCTAAACTTCATCGGCAACATTGACCGCCAGTATGATAGTTCTTTCGCCAATGCTGGCGCGCAGATCGGTGACACGCTGCGCATCCGCCTGCCGAACCAGTACACGGTGCGCACCGGCTCCACCTGGTCCGCGCCGGCCATCACCGAGCAGTCGGTGAGCCTGGCCGTGAACCGCTATCGCGGCGTGGACATGAACTTCTCCGACCAGGATCTGACGCTCAAGGTGGAAGACTTCACCGAGCGCCATATCAAGCCCGCCATGGCTGTATTGGCCTCGCACATTGAGAACGATGCGCTCTCCATGTGCAATAACGTCTATCAGGCGGTGAACAATGTTGGCGCCGCGCTGGGCACCCGCACTGTGAACCTGGCCGGCAAGGTGCTGACTGACGCCCTGGCGCCGCCCAGTGACCGCAACATCATCCTGAACACCAATGACCGCGTGGACTTCCTGGAAGCCACTAAGGGCCTGTTTCAGGATAGCACGGCGATCAAGCAGCAATACCGTGAAGGCATGATCGGCCGCATGGGTGGTTTCGACTTCTACGAAAACACGCTGATCCCGACCGCCACGACCGGCACCGCGCTGAGCGCCACCACCTACACGGTGAACGGTGCATCTCAGACCGGTGCCGCCATCACGGTTGCTACCGGCTCCACCACGTTTGCCGTGGGCGACGTGATCACCTTCGCCGGCTGCTTCCGCGTGCATCCCGAGACCAAGGCATCGACGGGCAGCCTGCAGCAGTTTGTCATCACCACGGCCTATGCTGGCGGTGCTGGCGACCTGGCCATCTCGCCCGCCATTGTGGTTTCTGGCGCCCGCCAGAACGTCTCCGCCAGCCCGACCAACAGCGGTGCGGTGGTGAAGGTGGGCGGCGCCTCGGCCGTCTATCGCCCGAGCCTGGCGTTCCACAAGGATGCGTTCACCTTCGCCACGGCTGACCTGCCGATGCCCAAGGGCACCGATATGGCTTACCGCAGCGTGATGGACGGCATTTCCATGCGCATGATCCGGGACTTTGATAGCGTCAACGCCCGCTACATCACCCGCTTGGACGTGCTGTATGGCTATGTCGCGCAGCGCCCCGAGCTGGCCTGCCGCATCCTCTCAAACTAAGGGGGCGCGGACATGGCAGTTTCAACCATTGGCGGCAATATCCTTGCCGCTGGCGTGTTTACCATCAGCATCGACGTGGCGTCTGTTGCGGCCAATATTTCGGCAGAGCAGACGTTTACCGCGCCAGGGGTTCTCCCTGGCGATATGGTGTTCGTGAACACACCGAGCGTCGGCACCGCAACCTTGAACGCGGGCCTGGGCGTGACCGGCGCCCGTGTGACGGCGGCCAACACTATCGGCCTGCGGTTTACCAACAGCACGGCCGGCGCGCTCGATCCATCGGCGGCGACTGCTTACACCGTTTTCGTGGTTCGCCCCGAAAGCGGCACGCTCACGGGCTTCGCGCCGTGACAGTGGGCGGGGGCTGCCAAAGCCCCCGCTCTTTTCCCTTGGAGGATCAAATGCCGCACATCGAATTTCCCAAAGTGCTGTATCTGCGCGGCTGGGACGATCTGGCGGCCTGCATTACGGTGCAGGATGCCGGGCAGGAGCAGGATGCCCGCGCACAGGGCTACAGGAGCCTTGCTGAGCCAGTTGTGATGCCAGAGGTGGGCGAGGATACCCCAGACGCTCCTAAGCGCCGTGGGCGGCCTGCGAAGGCGGCTGAGGCGTGAGTTTGCTCACGATAGCGCAGGCGGTGGCCGACGACATCGGCCTCGACGTGCGCCCGACTGTGGTGGTCGGCAGTTCTGACGTTGACGCGCAGCGCATGTTGCGGATGGCTGGCCGGGTGTGTTCCGACCTTGCCACGCGCGCGCCATGGCAGGCGCTGCGGCGCGAGGTGACGTTCACGACCGTGGCGGCTGAGGTGCAGCCTGGCATCTTCCCCGCGGACTTCCATCGCATGTCGCCGGAAACGCTCTGGGACCGGACCAACAACATTTTCATCTCGGGCCAGATGAGCCCGACCGAATACCAATCCCGCAGGAATGCGCCACTGTCCGTAGGATATGAAGGCCCGATGCGGTGGTTTACCCGGCGCGATGATGCGCTGCTGCTGTGGCCTGCGCCGCCGGCCGGCCTGACGGTTTCGTTTGAATATCAGAGCTTAGCGTTCTGCCGCTCGGCGGCCGGCGTGGATCAGACGGCGTGGACGGCTGACACAGACCTGTCCAACCTGTCGGAAGAGCTGGTGACGCTGGGCCTGATCGCGCGGTTTCTGGAAGCGGATGGCCAGCCCTGGCAATCGGCCAAGGCCGAGTTTGAAAAGCGGCTGACGCGGGAAATGCGGGCTGACCGCAACGCGCCGCGCATCTTGATGGTGAGCGACATTTTCGGCGGATCGCGGCGCTTTAGCGGCGAGCCTGGGCCGGATGGTAATATCGGGTATTACTACTGATGGCGGGCGTGCGCGCGGCCTCGCTGCCAGCCCCTGTGGGTGGGTGGGACGTTCTCAACGCCATTGCGGACATGCCGCCCGAAAATGCCGTACGCCTGGATAATTGGTTTTGCGAGCCTGACCGGGTGGAAACGCGCGGGGGCTACACCACCCACGTCACCGGCTTTACCGACACGGTGGACACGCTGCTGGCGTATCGGCCGCCAAGCGGTGGCGATAAGATGCTGGCGGCTTCTGGTGGGGCGATTTACGACGCCACCATTGCTGGCGTTGTTGGTGCGCCTTTGGCGACGAGCTACACCTCGGCGCGGTGGCAATATGTGCAGGTGACGACCGCCGGCGGGCATTTCATGCTAGCGGTGAACGGCTCTGACGCGCCGATCCTGTATAATGGCAGCGTGGTGACTGCGGCCTCCATCACTGGCCCGACACCGGCAAACCTCGCATGGATCAGCCTGCACCAGCGGCGGGTGTGGGTGGGCGAGCGGAATTCGCTGGTGGCTTGGTATTTGGCGCCAAACGCAATTGCCGGCACCGCTGTGCAGTTTGACCTAACGAGCGTGGCGACTCTGGGCGGCTCCATCACGACGATGGCCACCTGGTCGCGCGACGGTGGCGCGGGTGCTGACGACACGGCTGTGTTCATCACCAGCGAGGGCGAGGCGCTGATTTACGCCGGCACTGACCCGAGCAGTTTGGCGACGTGGGCTCTGCAAGGTGTGTTCCGCATTGGCCGGCCGCTGGGGCGGCGGTGCGTGGTGAAATTTGGCGCTGACCTCTGCGTGTTCACCGAGGACGGAATTATCCTGCTATCCCAAATCCTGCCGGTGGACGCATCGCAGCGCAGCGCGGCGGCGATTTCCCGCCAGATCAATGCAGCGGTGACGGCAGCAGCGCGCGAATACGGCAGTTCGTTCGGCTGGGAGCCTTTCCTGTATCCCGCGCGCAACATGGCAATTTTCAATGTGCCGGCTGCTTACGGGGCGTTTGACCAGTTCGTCTTCAACACGATTACGCGCGGGCCTTCGCGGTTTACAGGCGTGCCGGCGCGCTGCTGGGGGCTTATCGGCGGCCTGCCGTATTTTGGCTCCCAAAATAGCGTGTGCCTGTTTGACAACGGCTCAACAGACAACGGCGCCGCGATTAACGCGGTGGCGGTGCAGGCGCCCAACGCGTTCGGATCGCGGCCTCAGAAAAAGATGTTTCGCCGAGTGCAGCCGATCCTGCGGGCGGCCGGGGCTCCATCGTTTGGTGTGGATATTGCCCTGGATTACCGAACCGCCACGGCGCTGCCTGCTGTGGTTGTTGCAGATGCCAGTGACCTGCTATGGGACGGCGCGCGCTGGGATAGCGGAGCCTGGCTAGATTTAATTCTAGTTGACGAGATGCGCGGCGTGCGCGGTATCGGCCGCACTGGCGCGGTGCGCCTGGTGGTGGATACGGGCGTGGCCGGCAGGGTGGCCTGGGTGGGCACGAACGTCCTGTATGTGCCGGGCGGGCTGCTGTGACGCTGGTCTATGGTCAAAGCCGAGCGGTGGCCGAGTGGGTGGCCGCGCAAATGCCGCACATTATGGACCCGCCGGCCGACTGCGCCGCCATTGGTGTGGCGCGCGATGGTGTGCTGATCGCGGGCGTGGTCTACCACAATTATTTCCCGGATTATGCGGGCATCGAGATGAGCATAGCCGCGACCTCGCCGCGCTGGGCAACGCGCGGCGTTATCCGTGAGCTGCTGGCCTATCCGTTTGTGCAACTGGGTTGCCGCTGGGTGGTGGCGAGCGTGGAGCATAGCAACACGCGCGCGCTGCGGTTCAACAAGGGGATCGGATTTGTCCAGAGGGGCATCTTCCCTGATTTTTATGCGCCGAAAAGGCACTGCGTCCTGATGTCATTGCCGGCGCGTGGCTTCGCGCGGCTGTTTAAAAAGGCCGGATAATGAGCAAGAAATCGCCATCGCCGCCGCCCGCGCCGGATCCCGTCGCCACGGCGCAGGCGCAGGGCCAGATCAACGCTGACACTGCTCGCCTACAGGGGCGCATGAACCGGCTGGATCAGGTCACGCCATATGGCAATGTCACCTATGACGACATCGGCAACGACCGCGCGCGCGTCACCACCACGCTATCGCCGGCCCAGCAGCGCCAGCTTGATCTAACAAATCAAGCGCAGGAGCTTTATGGCACGGCGGCGGTGTCGCAGCTTGGCCAGGTGCAGAATGCCCTATCTAAGCCGTTCCAGTACCAAGGGCCGGACGTGCAAACGGCCGTGGCTGATCGCGCTGGCGGGCTGTTCTATAACATTCCTGCCAATTATGAGCAGGAGCTTCGGCGCGGCGTCACCGACCGCACTGGCCAGGTTCAGCAGAGCGTGCAGGATCGCAACGGCCAGCTCCAGCAAAGCGTTTCCGACCGCACGGGCCAGCTGCAGCAAAGCGTGCAGGATCGCAGTGGTCAGCTCCAGTTTGACGTGCAAGACCGTACTGGTGATGTGACGCGTGGCGTTGTGGACCGCTCGGGCGACATTCAGCGGCGCGCTGATTTCACTGGCATTGGCGACCCAAATCAAGCGCGGTCTGATGTTGAGAGCGCGCTGTTTGCCCGGCTCAATCCGCAACTAGAGACGCAACGCGCTGCGCTTGAGGCGAGGCTTGTAAATCAGGGCATTACACCGGGCTCGCAGGCTTGGGAAACTGGGATGCGCGATTACGCGCAGCAGGCAAATGACGCCCGTTATGGCGCCATCCTCAATGCGGGCCAGGAGCAAAGCCGGATTTTTGGCTTAGGCTTTGGCCAGACGCAATTGAACAATGCTGGCGTGGGCCAGCAGATGGGCAACGACTTGCAGCGAGGTGAGTTTGCCAACACCGCAACGCAGCAGGTTATGAGTAACGACTTGCAGCGTGGGCAGTTTAGAAATAGCGCCGTTGGTCAAGCTGCGCAGATGGACCTAGCGCGAGCTGGCTTTGGCAATCAAGCCGCCGGCCAAGCGTCTGGGATGGACTTGGCAAACGCCGCTTTTCGCAACCAAGCAACGGGCCAAGCGACACAATCTGACTTGGCGCGAGCTGGCTTTGGCAATCAGGCTGTGCAGCAAGCATACGGCATGGACCTGGGTGGCGCGCAATTTGCGAACGACACCACGCAGCGCGCGTCGGACATGTACACGCAGCGGGCTGGTTTTAATAACCAAGCGCAACAGCAGGCGTATGGCATGGATATCGGCCGGGCGCAGCTGAACAATGCAGGCGTGCAGCAGTCGCTCCAGCAGCAGCTCGCGTTGCGTGGCCAGCCTATCAACGAGGCGGCGGCGCTGCTGAGCGGCCAGCAGATACAGTATCCGCAGTTTCAGAACGCGCCGCAGGTCGCCATCCAGGCGCCGGATTATCAGGGCGCCGTGGCGCAGAATTATGCTGGCCAGCTTGGCATGTACAACGCGGCTCTGCAGCGGCAAGGCGCCAATAATGCCGCGATTGGCCAGTTTGGCGGGAACGCCCTTATGGCTAGCGCGATGGCGTTCTCTGACCGCCGCTTGAAGCGCAACGCCGAGCGCATTGGCACCGGCTCACATGGCCTGCCGATCTACCGATATGAATACCTCTGGGGCGAGCCTGCCATTGGCTACATGGCCGACGATGTGGCGGCGGTGGCGCCGCATGCGGTCACGGTGGGGCCTGATGGGTTTGCGCAGGTCAATTATGGAGCGCTGACATGAGCATGGCATTTGGTGACGGCGGCCCTTACGGCGCGCTGGTGCAGGCTATGGCGCAGCGTCGCCAGCGGATGGCGCAGCAGGCCCCGCAGCAGCAGCCTATGCAGCCTCTGGGCGGCACGATGGAGCTCCGGGTGCCGCAGATGCCGCAGATGAGCGGGGCGGCATCTAACGGCGTTGGCGGCGCTATGGGCGGCATGTCGGCATCGTCCATGGCGGATATGCTCAAGCGCATGCGGGGCAACCCAGAGGATGGGCGCAGCTTCATGGAGCGGCTTGGCGGCGCAAGGCCAGACCTCGGCAGCCGCATGGGCGAATTTAAAGGCCAGCCCTTGCAAACCTATAACCTTGGGCAGGCGCCGACCGGGGGGCTCTACTGATGAGCGGTTCCAACGACGTTCTTGCGCAGTTGCTGCTGCAGCAGTCGCGCCAGCAGGGCCGGCGGCAATCTGCATCGTCGCGCCTGGCTGAGCAGATGATGGCTGGCCTGAACAACCCCACGCCGGTCTATAGCACTGGCGCCACGCTGGCGCGGGCTGGCTCTGGCCTGCTGGCAGGGCTATTGGCGCAGCAGGCGGAAAGCCGCGATCAGGCGCGCGAAGACGAGCAGATGCAGCGGCTGCAGGACCGGACGGATAAACGGGATTATCTTGGCAATCAGGCGTTTTCCGCAGCAATGACCGGCAGAGCGCCGCAGGCGCCACAGCCACAGCAGCAGCCCATCCAGGCCGCGCCAGAGGCGGGCGTCCAGCGCGAGCCTCTTGCGCCCTTGCCGCAAGCACAACCCCGTGGAGAGGCCCCGCTGGCGGTGTCGCAGGGCATTTCCCAGCGCGCGGCCTTGGACCCTAACGCGCCGGATTACGCGGAGAGCATTGCGCGGATCAACAATGGCGTTATTGGCCAGACGATGCCCGGGCAGGCGCCGCAGCCGGCGCCGCGTCAGACTATAGCGCCGGCGGCTGTGACCCAAGGCCAGCCCGGCGGCGATCTTTTAGGACAAATTCAACGTATGCAGCAGTTGGTCGGCTCAGGTGGGCCCGGCTCGCAAGCCGCGTCGCGTGTGCTGCCTGGGCTGCAATGGCAATATGAACAAAGCCAGCGCCAGCCCGGGGAGCTCCGCGAGATGAATGGCTCGCAGGGGCCTGGAATTTACCGCGTAAGCCCCAACGGCCCGCCCACTTTTGTTGGCGGCCGGATGCCGCCGCAGGAAGGCGCGGAGACGTTTACCGGAGCGCCGCAGACCGT